CATCTGGTGGAGCAAGACGCAAATGCGCTGGGCAGAAACCCAGAAGCATAAGCTGACTGGCGCAGACGGTGCACCTCTGGAGTTTGCCAAGATCGAGCGAGTGATCGTCAAGAATGGCTAAAGTCCTGCAACTTCAAACACCAGAGTGGGCAGTTCCACTGCTGGAGCCAAGCCGCTACAAAGGCGCATGGGGTGGCCGAGGCTCCGGCAAGTCCCACATGTTTGCCGAGCTGATGATCGAGGCCCACATCATGGATCAGAAGCGCAGAAGCGTCTGCGTCCGTGAAATCCAGAAGTCCCTGAACCAGTCCGTCAAGCGCCTGCTCGAGACCAAGATCCAAGACATGAACGCTGGCGCTTACTTCGAGGTGCAGGATGTCGTCATCAAATCCAAAAAGGGCGATGGCGCGATCATCTTCCAAGGCATGCAAAACCACACAGCCGACTCAATCAAGTCGCTTGAGGGTTACGACTGCGCATGGGTGGAGGAAGCCCAAAGCCTGAGCCAGACCAGCCTCGACCTACTTCGGCCAACCATCCGCAAGCCAGACTCCGAGCTATGGTTTACATGGAATCCGCGCCAGCAGAATGACCCCGTCGACTTCTTGCTGCGTGGCCCGACACCGCCAAAGGACGCAACCGTCCTCAAGGTCAACTTCCACGACAACCCATGGTTCCCTGATGTGCTCCGAGACGAAATGGAGTACGACAAGCGGCGCGACCCCGACAAGTACCAGCACGTCTGGATGGGCAGCTACCTGACCAACAGCAACACCAGAGTGTTCAAGAACTGGCGCGTCGAGGACTTCGAGGCACCACCAGACGCAATCCACCGGCTCGGTGCAGACTGGGGCTTCGCGGTCGACCCGACCACACTGGTGCGCTGCCACATCATTGGCCGCACGCTCTACATCGACTACGAGGCCTACATGGTCGGCTGCGAGATCGTCAACACACCTGAGCTGTTCATGCAGGTGCCAGAGGCCGAGAAGTGGCCAATCGTGGCAGATTCAGCCAGGCCAGAGACGATCAGCCACATGAAAAAGAACGGCTTCCCTAAGATCATGACAGCTGTCAAAGGCCCGAGGTCGGTCGAGGAAGGCATCGAGTTTTTGAAAAACTACGACATCGTGGTGCATCCGCGCTGCATCCACACCATTGACGAACTGACGCTGTACAGTTACAAGCAAGACCCAATGACCGGAAAAATCCTGCCGGTGCTCGAAGACAAGAAAAACCACGTGATTGACGCACTGCGCTACGCCTGCGAGGGCGTTCGTCGTGCAACAGTCACCAAACCACAGACGTTCACACCATTGCCCACTATGCACAAGTGGTGAGACAATCGCACAAAATGAGGATTTAACATGGCCCGACTCTCAAACGACCAACGCCTTGCCAACCTGCACGATGAAGCACTGGCACAGTTCGACGATGTGCAAAGCGCACTGCGCGACGAGCGCTTGCAATGCCTGCAAGACAGACGCTTCTACTCCCTAGCAGGCAGCCAGTGGGAAGGCCCACTCTGGGATCAATACGAGAACAAACCCAAGTTCGAGGTCAACAAGATCATGCTGGCCGTGATCCGTGTGGTCAACGAATATCGCAACAACCGCATCACGGTGGACTTCGTCTCCAAAGATGGAGCTGAGAACGACAAGCTGGCCGAGGTCTGCGATGGCCTATACCGCGCAGACGAGCAAGCATCGGTGGCAGATGAAGCCTACGACAACGCATTCGAGGAAGCAGTCGGTGGCGGCATCGGTGCATGGCGTTTGCGCACCGTCTACGAAAACGAGGAAGACCCAGAAGACGAGCGCCAGCGCATCCGCATTGAGCCAATCTTCGACGCTGACAGCTCGGTGTTCTTTGACCTAGGTGCCAAGCGCCAAGACAAGTCCGATGCTAAGTTCTGCTTTGTCGTCACATCGATGACGCGCCAGGCATACAAAGACACATGGGGCGATGACCCAACCGACTGGCCAAAGATCATCCACCAGTACGAATTCGACTGGTGCACACCCGATGTGGTCTATGTGGCCGAGTACTACAAGGTCGAGGAAAAGAACGAGACCATCCGCATATTCCAAACCATCACAGGCGAGGAAGAACGCTACACCAAAGCAGACTTCGACAATGATGAAATGCTGGAAGAAACTCTGGCAGCCATTGGCACAGTCGAAGTGCGCCAGCGCAAGATCAAGACCAAGCGCGTGCACAAGTACATCATGTCGGGCGGCAAGGTGCTCGAAGATGCAGGCTACATCGCAGGCAAGTGCATCCCGATCGTGGTCGTCTACGGCAAGCGTTGGTTCGTCGACAACGTCGAGCGATGCATGGGACATGTGCGTCTGGCCAAGGATGCCCAGCGCCTCAAGAATATGCAGCTGTCCAAGCTGGGCGAGATCAGCGCACTGTCGTCGGTCGAGAAGCCAATCCTCACGCCTGAGCAGGTCGCTGGCCACCAAGTTATGTGGGCCGAGGACAACCTCAAGGACTATCCGTACCTTCTGATCAACCCGATTACAGACCAGAATGGCCAGGCAATCAGCGGCCCAGTGGCCTACACCCGATCGGCAGCCATCCCACCTGCCATGTCCGAGCTCTTGCGGATTACAGAAACTGACATGCAAGACATTCTGGGCAATCCAGCTGGCGCAGAGAAGATGGTCAGCAACATCTCAGGCAAAGCCGTGGAGATGATTCAGGCCAGAGTTGATGGCCAAGCATTCATCTACATGAGCAACTTTGCCAAGGGCATGAAGCGATGCGGTGAAATCTGGTTGTCGATGGCCAAGGACATCTACATCGAGGACAAGCGCAAGATGAAGACCATCGCGCCAACTGGCGATGCTGGAATGGTCGAGTTGATGCAGCCAAACATCGATCAGGAAACTGGCGAGTTGGTCATGGAGAACGATTTGAGCAGCGCCACATTTGATGTGATTGCTGATGTCGGCCCATCAAGCAGCACTAAGCGCCAGGCAACTGTCCGCGCCCTGACCGGCATGCTCCAGATCACACAAGACCCAGAGACAGCGCAAGTGCTGACCGCCATGGCCATGATGAACATGGAAGGCGAAGGCGTGAGCGATGCCAACGCATACTTCCGCAAAAAACTCCTGCGCATGGGTGTGGTCGAGCCGACCGACATGGAAGCAGAAGAACTCATGGCAGAGATGCAAGGCAAGCCGCAAGACCCGAATGCGATGTACCTGCAAGCCGCAGCCGAGGAAGCAACTGCCAAGGCAGCCAAGGCACGCGCAGACACGGTGGAAACCATCGCCAACGCTGAACTGCGCCACGCTCAGACACTCGAAACACTTGGCAAGGTCGATGAGAACACTCAAAACATGGCGCTCACGAATGCCGAGGCTGTCCAACAAATGGCACAAGGAGAAATCATCCAGCCAGTTGTAAGATAAGTGAAAAAGCGCGAGAATGTGATAAACGGCATCCACCCAGCCGTTCTAATGGGTGAGTTTGATGGGGTCAGAAGATGAACACAAAGGCAGTATCAGGAGAAGAAAACCAAGACGATGACACCATCGTTGTTGAGGAAGAAGGCCAAAGCACTGAGCAAACCACCGATGAGCAACAATCCATCGATGACCAGAGCGAAGACCAAGACACTGAAGACAACGAAGGCGACAGCGACGAGGTGATCGTATCCATTGGTGAGGAAGCGCCACCTCCCGAGGAACAGACTCACGCGCCTGAATGGGTACGCGAGCTGCGTAAGACGAACAGAGAATTGCAACGGCAAAACCGTGAACTGCAAGGCAAGCTGCAAAGCACCGCACAGACTGAGACCAAGCCGGTCGTGTTGGGCAAGAAGCCAAGCCTTGAGGAACATGACTATGACGCTGACAAATTCGAGGCAGCACTGGCCGATTGGTTTGAGCGCAAGCGACAAGCCGACGAAGCCAACGCCAAGCAAGAAGCTGAAGTTATGAATCAGCAAAAAGCATGGCAAGCCAAACTGGATGGCTACGGCAAGGCGAAAGCCGAGCTGCGAGTCAAAGATTTTGAAGACGCTGAGGCCGTGGCCCAAGAGTTGTTCAACATCACCCAGCAAGGCGTGGTGCTCCAAGGTGCGGATAACCCCGCGCTCGTCATCTACGCGCTCGGCAAGAACCCAAAGAAGGCCAAAGAGCTGTCCGACATTAAAGACCCCGTAAAGTTTGCCTTTGCGGTAGCGAAACTGGAGAAAGAATTGAAAG